TATGGTGCTTTAAAACACGCTTCTATCTATCTAATGGAAGATGAAAGAGTGCCGTTATTTACAGCACAATTTGAAAAAGCATTAGAAGAGATGAGAATGGAACAAGAGAAGGCAGAATTTGGCAAAGGATCTCTAATGCAAAGAAGAAGAACTTATGGCAAGTCTGGTAAAAACATTTATTATTGGAATAATAATTAGGAGACAATATGGCTGGATTTAGTGATTACTTAGAAGATAAAGTATTAGACCATGTATTTGGTGGTAATGCTTATACTGCACCAGGAACATTATATGTTGCTTTATATACTGTAGCACCAACAGACACAGGTGGTGGTACTGAAGTATCAGGCGGTGCATATGCAAGACAATCAGGAGCATTTACTGTTTCTGGTACAAACCCAACAACAGCTACTAATTCAGCTGCAATAGAATATCCAACAGCTACAGCTGACTATGGAACTGTAGTTGCAGTTGGTATTTTAGACGCTTCATCAAGCGGCAATCTAATGGCTTATGCAGATTTAACAACATCTAAGACTGTCAGTTCAGGAGATGTATTTAGATTTGATGCTGGCGACTTAGATATAACATTAGCTTAACAACATGGCCTCAATAGGCTACGGATTATATGGTTACGGGAATGCCGATTATGGTACTCCCGTTTATCATTTTGGTGCTGCGACAATAGCACAAACCTCATCTGCAACAGCGGATGGTAGATTTGTTATTGTAGGCGCATCAACCATAGCCGCAACCTCTAACACTACCGCAACAGGTAGATTTGTAATTACAGGCGCTTCTGTAATAGCTTCAACTTCAGGATTTACCGCAGAAAGCTCACTTATCCTTGATGGTGTAGCTACTATATCTGCTACATCTGGAGCATCCGCAGTAGGTACACAAATAGATTTAGGGTCTGCAACAATAGCAGCAACATCCAATGTAATAGCTACAGGAACACAAATAGATCGTGGTGTAGTCTTTGGACCAGCAGTATCAGGCATGACTGCTACTGGCAGGTTTACTGTAGTAGGAAATGCTCTTATTGCACAAACAAGTGGGTTAGATGCAATCGGTGGTATTGTCTATAGAGGTACTACCACAATTACACAAACAAGTGGATTTAATGCTATTGGTGGTCTAAAATGGGAAGATATAATTGTTCCCGATGATACTTGGACCGATCAAATAGTAGCAGCAGAAACCTGGACAGATCAATCTAATCCAGATACATCATGGACAACATTAGGCGAACAAGACGCAGCTTAAAGGATAAAATTTTATGGCAGATACATTTACAACCAATCTTAACTTAACTAAACCAGAAGTAGGAGCATCCACAGATACTTGGGGAACAAAGCTAAACGCTGACCTTGATACTGTTGACGGATTATTTAGCTCTACTGGTACTTCGGTAGCTATGAACCTAGACGGAGCAGTTATAGACAGCTCTGTTATCGGTGGCACTACAGCAGCAGCTGGATCTTTTACAACTCTATCAGCAAGTACATCTATCACAGGTACATTAGCTACAGCAGCTCAACCTAATATTACAAGTGTTGGTACGCTTACAGGTTTAACTGTCAATGGTAATGTCTCAATAGATGGTGGAACAATTAAACTCAATGGTAACTTCCCAACTGGTACAGATAATGTAGCTTTAGGTGAAAGTGCTTTAGCAAGTGGTTCTTTAAGTGGTGCTAGAAATACTGCTATAGGTGATTTATCTATGACTGCCAATACTTCAGGTGAAAGAAATGTAGGTATTGGTAGAGGAAGTTTAAACGCTAATACAACTGGTAGTCATAACGCTGCTCTTGGAGATAGTGCTTTAGATGCTAATACAACTGGTAGTTATAATACTGGAATAGGCAGAGAGTCTTTAAGTGCTAATACAACAGCAAGTAACAACACAGCAGTTGGTTATGAATCTCTTAAAGCAAACACAGCTTCTTATAACACAGCAGTTGGTAAATCAGCATTAGCAGCAAACACTACAGGTGATAGAAATCTAGCAGTAGGTATCAGTGCTTTAGAAGCAAACACTACAGGCGAAAGCAATACTGCTTTAGGAGCAAACGCTTTAGACTCTAACACCACTGCTTCTAACAACACAGCAGTAGGAAAAAGTTCATTAGAAGCAAACACTACAGGTACAACAAATACTGCTGTAGGTTCAGGTTCTTTAGATTCTAATACTACTGGTTCATATAACACTGGAGTTGGTTATGATTCTCTTACAGGAATAACAACAGGACAACAAAATACTTCTATTGGTTATGCAGCAGGTCAAGGTTGTACAGGAGCATCTAGCTTTAATGTAGCTGTTGGTGACGAAACTTTAAACACCGCAGGAGTAAAATCTTATAACACTGCTATTGGTAGTGATGCTATGCGATTAACTACTACTGGTGCTAATAATGTAGCTGTTGGTTATAACTCTTTAGGAGCAAACACTACAGGTACTCAAAACGTAGCAGTTGGTTCTGCATCTTTAGATGCAAATACCACAGCTTCTTATAATTCTGCTTTTGGATATAATGCTTTAGGTGCAAATACAACTGGTGAAAGAAATACTGCTATAGGTAGAACTTCATTAGAAGCCAACACAACTGGTGACTATAATGTAGCATTAGGTTTTGCTGCTTTGGAAGCTAATACTACAGCCAACAACAACACAGCAGTTGGTTATTCAGCTTTAGTAGCAAACACTACAGGAAACAATAATGTTGCAGCTGGTTTTTCGGCTGCTAGTTCTAATACAACAGGTGAAGATAATATAGCTATTGGTGTTTTAGCTTTTGCTGATAATACAACTGGCTCTAATAATGTTGCTATAGGTAGAGAATCCTTAGAAAAAAATACTACAGCTTCAAACAATACAGCAGTTGGTCATAGGTCATTAGCAGTAAACACTACAGGTACTTTAAACACCGCAGTGGGTTCTTCATCTTTAGACGCTAATACTACAGGAACTTATAACGTAGCTATGGGTTCTGATTCTTTAACAACCAATACAACAGGTGGAGAAAATACTGCAATAGGTTTTTATGCTTTACGTTTTAATACTACAAGTAGTGCTAACACAGCAGTTGGTTATAACTCTTTAGGAGCAAACACTACAGGTGCTTTAAATACTGCTGTTGGTAAAGGTGCTTTAGGTTCAAACACAACAGCCAATCAAAATACTGCTATTGGTTATCAAGCAGCAGATGCAATAACAACTGGTGTTGGTAATGTTGTAATTGGTTATCTCGCAGGTACTTATGATAATGATATGACAACTGGTCAAGATAATACCATTATAGGGTCTTTTGCTAGGACTTCTTCAGCAACAGTAAACAATGAACTGGTTTTAGGTCGTTACGCATTGGGTCAAGGAACAAATACAGCTACAGTAGGTATTAATGGTAATGGAGCAACATTAAGCCTTGATGGTAGTGACACCTCTTGGGCAGCTCATTCAGATGAACGTCTTAAAGAAAACATTACAACATCTTCAGCAGGTCTTAGTTTTATAAATGATTTACGTCCAGTAACCTATACTTGGAAAGCTAAGAACTCAATATCAGAAGATTTTACAAATTATTACGATGCAGATAGTACTGACCCAGTAAACGGAGTAGCAGGTAAAACCTACCATGGTTTTGTAGCTCAAGAAATGAAAGCTACTATTGATGCTCACTCTGAAGTGGCAAATGGTAATAATCTTTGGGCTGAAAGACTTGATGATATTCAACAAGTAGCACCAAGCAATTTAGTACCTATGCTTGTAAAAGCAGTACAAGAACTGTCTACGCAAGTAGACGAACTAAAAGCCGAAATACAAACTTTAAAAGGAGAATAATATGGCACAAACAGTAAGCGAAGTCTTAACAGCAGCAACAGATAGCGTAACACTTATCAACGGTGTAAACGCTGGAACTTGGGATGTTGAAGGCATGGAGCAGTCTGACATTAACGATATGGTACAAAGGAACGTAGACCACATAGAACTAGTCTTAGCCTATGCACCTGTTGATGAAGATGATGATACTCCAGACGTAGCTGGTAGTTCAGATGATAAAACATCTTATACAACTGCGATCTCGACTGGTAAAAGCTACATATCATCCAATAGCTAAAAATGGCACTATTGCCTGTAACTCCGCCAGCTGGCATAGTCAACAACGGTACTGACTATGCTAACAAAGGTCGTTGGGTTGACGGCAATCTCGTGCGTTTTGAAAATGGCTATCTAAAGCCTATCGGTGGTTGGTCTAAACTAAAAACTACAGCATTAGACGGAGAGCCTATAGGTATGTATGCCTATAAGGACAACTTAGGTGCTTCTATTTTAGCCGTTGGTACAAGACAAAAGGTTTATGTTTTATACGACAACACTTGGACTGATATAACACCATCTGGTTTTGTAAATGATGCCTCTAATGATCCTCTTGGTTATGGTGCATACCACTATGATGTAGAAGATTATGGCGATGCTAGAAGTCAATCTGGATTACCTCTTGATACGGGTCATTTCTCCTTTGATAACTGGGGAGAGGATTTAATCTTCTGTTTTTCTGGCGATGGTAAAATATACAAATGGCGACCAGTTTCAGGCGGAACAGCTGATACCATAGGTACAGTTGTAACTAACGCACCTACAGGCTGTCAGGCTGTTCTAGTAACCAATGAAAGGCACTTAGTTGCTATTGGTTCTGGTGGAGATCCTAGGAAGATATCTTGGAGTGATAGAGAAGATAGAAACACCTGGACATCTAAAGCTACCAACACAGCAGGTGATGTACAAATACCTACAGGTGGTAGAGCATTGCTAGCAGTTAAATACCAAAACGATGTCATTATCTTTAGTGATACTGGTATAGATAGAATGAGCTATGTAGGCTCTCCTTTTGTTTATGGTATAACCGCAGCAGGCGCAAACTGTAAAGCAGTCAGCAGAAGATCAGTAGTTCAAACTGGTAACTTCCTAGCGTGGATGGGAGAAAACTCCTTCTTTGTTTATGATGGCGTTGTGCGTGAAATACCATGCGATGTGCATGATTATGTATACGACCAACTAAACGTACCAGGAAGGAAAGCGTGCTGGGGCGGACATAACTCTAACTTTAACGAAATATGGTGGGGTTTCCCAAGCGGTGATGGTGTTTATCTACCAAACAAATATGTAATCTGGAACTACCTAGAAAACACTTGGTCTATAGGAACAATGGATAGAGGTTGTTGGATTGACCAGGGTGCTTTTGATTTCCCTATAGCTGGTGATTCAAATGGTTTTGTTTACGAACACGAATCAACAACCTTATCTAACTCACCAAACCTTAACTCTGACGCACCATTTTGTACAAGTGGTCCAATAGAACTAGGTAATGGCGATAACTATGTGCAATGTAATCAGATCATTC